GGCTTCACTCTTCGTTGTCGCTGTGTTCGCTCCGTTGTCTGCGTTTGCGGACTCGGTGACGATCACTGAAGAAACCGACATCTATTTTTCTGTCGATCAGGATGACACGCTTGTCATCATCTACGGCAACAGCAACGAGGATTGTGAGAACGTTACGACTGACCCGATGTTGTGGCTGTACGACGACAACCCTGAATCAACCGGAGAACTGATCGCCCAGGATGATGACGGTAACCACGGGCAAGGGCAGTGTGTGTCATCAAAACTGTATGTCACGTTGGATGCTGGCGATTACCGTTTGAGGGCAGGGTACTGCTGTTCGCAGTTGGGGTTGGGTAACACACCTGGTTGGGGTGACGGTTCTTACGAGCTGCTGTCTGAGATAAACTTATCCACAACCACTACATCTGGTACCACTACGAGTAGCACAACCACTACATCTAGTACCACGACGACAACGGAGCCGCTGCCATCAACAACAACATCGAGCACTACGTCAACCACGCCATCAACCACGGTATTGGTGGCCCCATCTACGACTTTCACCACGACAACCACCACATCGTCAACAACAACGACATCTGTACCGGCACCGACGACTGTCCCAACTACGACGACGACCATCGCCGCTACTTCCACAACAACTACAACTACTACGTTGTTACCGACGACAACATCGTCATCGACAACAACGGTCGCTCCTACTACGACGACTTCAACTATCCCACCGACTACAAGTACGACAAGCACAACAGCCGCTCCAGTGACGACGACAAGTACAACGTCCACGACCCTGCCACCTACTACGACAACAACTTCAACTACCGTGGCCCCAACTACGACTACAACCGTGGCTCCGACCACCACAACTTCGACGACCACGACAACAACAGTTGCGCCCACGACGACTTCTTTGCGATCTACGACTACATCAAGCACGACGACGGCTGCACCCACTACGTCACAGCCCACCACGACTGTCCCCACGACAGTTGCAAGCCCGCCTCCACCACCAAATGACGCACCGATAGCAGAGAAACAGGCGTTTGAAGAAGCGGTAAATATCTATTCAACGCCAGGGTATGACGACTATGTGCCTGCCGGTTCAACCGTTGATGTTGCCACCCGACGCACGGTGACCGCCGCATCTGTCATAATAGGAACTGTCCCGACCGTAGTATCCCGCAGGAGACTCAAATGAAATATCTGAGAACCCTGTTTGAAACTCTCATAATGGCTGGTGGTCTGCTGCTGGTGATTATTACGCTGTCGGGACAAACACGGGACATCGCTATCGGCATCTCGATTGCTTCAGTGATATTCTTTGTACTGTCCGAATTAGTACCTTCAGAGGATGACAAATGATTGCAGTTGTAGCCAAGCGTTTACTCGCTACCTTTATCGCAGCCGGTGTACCAAACGTGCTCGCCGGAGCCGTCGTTGATGTTGCTGTTTGGAAGTCCGCAGTGATGGCTGGTGCTATCGCAGTGTTGGGCGCAGTCCAAACTCTCGCCACCGCTTACAAGGCTGATGGCGAACTCACCGACGAAGATGTCGAGACAGCGTTCAAAGGCTGATCCACTGTGCCGACGTGGGTGGCAATCCTTCTAGCGGTACTCGCCCCCGGCGGCATCATCACCGTACTGTTGGAGCGTATGCGTCGCGAAAACAACCGTGACCACGCCACGAACTCGTTTCTGTTGAGGAAGATTGACAAGAAAGTTGATCGTCTTGACGAACGTATTGATGACCACATGGAGTGGCACGCACACAAAGAGTGATGGTGTACAATCGACAGTCCCATGTCGCTAAATGAACACACCATCCTTGACATCCGCTGGTTTCTGAGTAGAGTGGTTCCTCGTGGACCTGATGAAGCTACTCGTTTGGTTCACTTATTCAATGAGTTGAACCAGGAGGAAACCAATGGGATTAGCGGACGATCTAAAGAACGTTCCAGTTAGACAAAGCCTTTGCTCTATCGCTAGAGCGCGTGAACATTTTGACGGCGAAGACCTCAAGGTGTTGAACCAGACGATTGCTTTGATAGCGAAACGTGAGCCGAACGATAGAGCACCTGGCGGTGTGAGCCAAAGTTGGCTTGCGAAAACGTTGACCAACAACGGGTTCAAGGTCAGTCCTAAAACGTTGAACAGTCATTTCCGGGGAGCGTGTTCCTGTGGGTCTGTCTGACGACCTTCGTGATACCCCTCCACCTCCGAAGAAAGAGGTGTTGGGCAAGATCGCTCACCTGTTGGAACGCAACGGCATCGACGTTGACGAGGTTGGCAAGGTTACCCGTGTCAACGTATGGCAGGGTTTCTACAAAGACGACGAGGGTGAAGCTCATACGGTTGATATGGCTGGCCTGTCATTCTCCCCGACGTGGGAGGACGGACCGGACTGGGACCCTGTGTCACAGGCGGCACCTGTCAAATGCTCTGTAAGGCCGGTGAAAGGGCTTCCAAAGCCCGAAGGATGGCAGACCGCTGTCATTGTTCCCGACATCCAAATCGGCTACTACAGGGACGTACACGGCGACCTTATTCCGACGCACGACGAGGACGCAATCAGCCTGTGCATGTCCATGATCCGTGACTTGAACCCCGAAAAAGTTGTTTTGGTTGGCGACAACCTCGATCTTCCGACGATGGGGAAATACCGTTTGAGTCCCGCTTTTGCGGACAGCACTCAGGCATCCATTGACAGGATGGCGACACTCGCTGCTGAACTACGAGCTTGCGCGCCGAACGCAGAAATCCAGATGCTTGCTGGAAACCACGAAGAAAGGCTCGTCAACTATGTCCTTGACAACGCATCAGCGGCGTTTGGAATACGGAGAGGTAACAGCCCTGATTCTTGGCCTGTTATCAGCGTTCCTTATCTTTGTCGTTTCGATGACCATGATGTTGAGTTTGTTCCTGGTTACCCGACATCCTCTGTATGGATCAACGAAAAACTCAAAGTCATACACGGCAACAAAGTTAATTCGAACGGTGTTACGGCCACGAAATATCTCAACGACTCAAAAGTTTCGGTTATTTACGGGCATATCCACAGGCGTGAATGGGCTGAACGTACCCGGCAAGACTGGGACGGAGCAAAAACTATTATGGCCGCATCCCCTGGCACGCTCGCAAGAACGGACGGCGCAGTTCCTTCAACACGGGGATCACTCGACTTGGACGGAAGACCGATTCTCAGCGACGGCCTTGAGGATTGGCAACAAGGTGCAGCGGTAGTCACATTCCAACCAGGTGACGGCAACTTCTTCTACGAACAAATACCCATACATGATGGGCAGGCATGGTTCCGTGGCAAGTTGTACACTGTGTGAATGGCACCTCCAAAGGTAAAGAACCCCAAAAAGTCTGCGGCTAACTACCGTAAGAACGCTGCATCTCGAGCGAAAAAAGCTGCGTACGACAAGAAGTACCACAGCAGCGACAGCCGCAAAGAGTATCGTGCCGAGCTGCAAGCTGAACGCCGTAAGCGTGGTGTAGCTGGCAAGGGCGGGAAAGATATGTCGCACACCAAGTCCGGCAAAATTGTTGCCGAGAACGCCAGCAAGAACCGTGCGCGCAATCGAGGCAAAAAGTAATGATGCTCACTTGCCGTGACTGCGGCGAGGTATGGCCTTCGAATTCGGGTCGTCGGTGCCGTGAATGTGATAGACATGGTGAACCGTACGATGGCGAGGACGAATGAGCGAAATCTACGACGACGAGGACGACACTTGGCCGCTAGTTGTTTGCCAGTGGAAAGACGCACACGCAGGTGGCGACACCAGCTGGACTGACACCGCTACTTACAAACCTGAAGAAGTGCATGTGTTGAGCACAGGCTGGGTGTGGCCGAAATGTTTAGACGGTCACCTCACGCTAGTCAGCTCAACAGTTGGTGAACCAAAAGACCCACAGACGGTCGGGGACATCATCCACATCCCGTGGGAAAACATCATCGCAGTGTTCTCGCTAGCGATGAATGTGCCTGTGAACTGGATGACCGAAGAATTCTAGTTGCAAACTGTTACACCCTTCGTGTAGAACTATGAACGTTCAACCACACGAAAGGGAATCATGCGTTACAGAACCATACCTAAACCAGAGCACGGCTCAATGGAGTGGCTACGGCTACGTCAACGTGACGAAACCGGCTACCCGGTAGTAGCTGCAAGCGAAGCAGCAGCGGTACACGCAGAACACCGCTACAAAACAAAGTACGCGTTAGCAGCAGACAAGCTTGCTGCCGAGCCAGAAGTCACCGAAACTAACCGGCAGATGGAACGAGGCAACCGGCTCGAGCCTGTCATCCTGCAATGGGTATCAGATGAGATCGGCAAACCAATCGCCACACCCGAAGTGATGTACGGGGTGAACAGCGGAGGCGCATCGCTCGTAGCCACAATCGACGGCATCGTTGGTGACCAGGAACACCCAGAAATGGTCATTGAAATCAAAACGTACAGCCGCATGTGGGACGAAACAGCAGACATCGACGGGTACGGCCCTCTACCTGCCTACTGGTATTGGCAAGGCGTACACCAAGCTGCTTGTACTGGTGTCAAAGAAATCTTGTGGGGCATCTTCGACAAAACTCTCGACCTGCATCTGTACACACAGGTAATCGACCAGGGTGTTATCGGTAAGCACATTGGACGGGTGTCAGATTTCTGCAAGCACATCGCTGCGGGCATCATCCCTGACGAATGGGAACACACCTACGAGGATCTTGCTAAAGCGTTACCCGTTGACGAAGAGCCGCGTGAGATCGGTGACCAAACGAACCTGCTGTCCCAGCTACGTCAGGTACAAGGACAGAAAAAACTTTTGTCTGAAATGGAGAACGACTTGAAAGCCGAAATTGCTTTGCTTCTCGACGGCGCAACCGTTGGCACCATCGACGGAAACACTGTTGTCACATGGAAACAGCAGTCCAGGGCAAGCTTCGACCAGAAAAGATTTGCGTCAGAGCATCCCGAGCTATATAGTCAGTACCGAACCAGCAACACATTCCGTGTGTTGAGATTGAAAGAAGGGGAATAATGGAACCAGATCGCGACAAACTCGCGTCGATCTTCGATAAGTATGGCTCGCCTGACCAGAAGTACATTGAACGGCTACCTAAAGGTGGCACAACACTGGACTTCATCGGTCACGCACGCATCACCCAATGGTTGCTCGAGGTTGATCCTCTGTGGACTATTGAACCAGTAGCGTTTGACGAGGCTGGCCTGCCAGCACGCGTGAAGCACGGCAACATGGTGCAAGCAGGGTTCTGGATGACAGTGTGCGGGCATCGCCGGTACTGTGTCGGCTCAGTCGAGGAACGTAAATCTGACATCGGCAAAGAGCTGATCTCTGACGGTATCCGCAACGGCGCGATGAGGCACGGATTTGCCCTCGATCTTTGGAGCAAGCTTCCATTAGGCGAGGAACCTGAAACGGCACCCGCACCGAAGAAGAAAGCACCAGCAAAAAAGGCTGCACCCGAACCAGCACCAGTCGCTGACAGCGAAAAAGTAGACCAAGACACCGTGTCACGGTTCATCGCCGCATGCAAAGGCGCAAAACTCGACCCAATCGAAGTCGCACAACACGCAAAAATAACCGACATCGACAACGTAACCATCGCAGACCTCAACCGTCTGCGCGAATCCTTCAAGGAGCTCATCTCACAATGAACAACATCACAGTCACAGGCAACGTCGGACGAGACCCAGAACTCAAGTTCTCCCAATCCGGCATGGCAGTCCTCAAATTCTCGGTAGCTGACACCAGCGGCAAAGACGACAACAAAAAAACCCAATGGTGGAACATCGTCTGCTTCGGTGACCTCGGAGAAAACGTCGCTGCAAGCATCAGCAAAGGCACCCGAGTACAAGTCCTTGGCAAAGTGCAACGAGAAAAGTACACCGGACAAGACGGCGTTGAAAAAGAACGCACCGAAATCTTGGCAGACGACGTCGGCATCTCACTTCGCTGGGCACCAGTAGGCGACGCCCCTGTTACCCGGGAAACAGCACCAGCACAACCAGCATTGGACGACGAAGAGCCATTCTGATGGCCTCTAAAAAACAAGTTTGGAAATGTCACCAATGCGGACTAAAAATGTCTACCCATCGGAGCATCATCGGGGTCCCCACACACCCGTGTCGAGCATTCAAAGGCCGACGCATATACCCGCTGGTGTTAAGCGATGAGTAGCAAAAACAAGGCTAAGGGTACGGCGTTCGAAACGTTGGTCGTCAACTATCTCCGCGACCACGGGTTTCCCCATGCAGAACGCCGTGCCCTCGCCGGCACCCACGATCTTGGCGACATCCTCACCGGACCGGGACTCGTCTGGGAATGCAAAAACCACCAGACATTGAAGCTGTCCGAATGGATAGAAGAAGCCCGCAAAGAAAAAGAAAACGCCAACGCAACCCACGGATTCGTTATCGCTAAACGTCGAGGCAAAGGAGACGCCGGCGAACAATATGCGATAATGACATTAGAGACACTGACTGAACTACTCCGAGAGGCAGGTTACAGTGCATGAAATCTTTATACGCAGCGTTGGTCGCGCTCGCGTCTTTCATAATGGGAACACAACAAGGCTCAGAAATGCCTTCAGACCCGCCTATATGGACGTTAGAGACGACATCAACCCTTCAACCCCCAACCATTACCTCTGCACCATCTGTGGCCGTACGAAGCCGTGTCGTCGACACAACCAGTACGACAACTAGCACCACAACCACCACAATCCCCGGAATTTCTGACGCCAGATACCCCGACTACTGGCAAACAGCAATCGATGCCGGCTGGCCGACCGAATGGCTACCCACCCTCGACCTCATCATCCACAAAGAAAGCCGAGGGATACCTGGCCTCACCGGCACCGGAGCAGTCGGCATCACCCAAATCCAATGGAACGTATGGCACGAAACAGCCACCGAGCTCGGCTACACCAAACAACAAGTGCGCGACCAGATCGAACCAAACCTTGAAGTTGCACTCGCAGTAGCCGAAACAGCTGAAGAAGCCTACTCAAAGTGGTGCCAACCGTGGTACATGTCAATCAACTACCGTAAACACTGCTGATGGCTATGGAATGGAGAAAAGAGGCAGCCTGCACAGGCGTCACGGTCGACATTTTCTACCCGAAACGAGGTGGAAGCAACATCCCAGCGATGCGTATCTGTTGGGGCGACGAAGACAACCCGCCATGCCCCGTACGCCTTGAATGCCTCAACTGGGCATGCACATACACCGAAGAAGCAGACAGACACGGCATATTCGGCGGTTTAACCGCACCACAACGACGCAAATACCGCCGAAGCAACAAAGCTGCGATCAAAAAACCAGTCATCCCGCCAAAACCGAAACCTCAACCACGAAAAGCACCTGCACGCAAAAAGAAAACAGGCAAAAAACTTGACTACTGGAAAAATAAACGGTGCTACCTCACCGGCCTCAACCCAGACAACCCGAGATACATCCCGCCAGTAAAAGAAATAAAACCTGCACCCATTGACCGAGGCCGATACGGAGATGGCTTTTACGGAGGGAAACGTAGCTACCTCACCGGATTCGAACACGAAGGACTCACATGAAACCAACATTCGGTTCCCTATTCGCCGGCGTCGGAGGATTCGACCTCGGCTTCGAAGCAGCAGGCTACAAATGCAAATTCCAAGTCGAATGGGACAAACACTGCCAACAAATACTCGCCCACCACTGGCCTAACGTACCCAGATGGGGCGACGTCAGCGAAGTATCAGGTTACGACCTCCCACCCGTAGACGTCATCACCTACGGATTTCCATGCCAAGACCTATCAGTCGCCGGCCGACGAGCCGGACTCGACGGAGAACGCTCCAACCTGTTCTTCGAAGCAGTACGAATCATCAAAGAAATGAGAGAAGCAACCAATGGACTTTACCCAACCTTCGCTGTGGCAGAAAACGTCGTCGGACTACTCAACGCCGACAAAGGCGATGCAATGGCAAGAGTCCTTGACACGCTGGCCGAAACAGGGGCGGTGGGAATTGAATGGTGCACCCTGGACGCGCAATGGCTCGGAGTTCCCCAACGACGGAGACGAGTGTTCGTCACAGCTTGTTTCGATCCTGCAACCCTCAACAGATGTCCCAACCCGCTATTCCCTATCGCAGAAAGCGGCGCAAGGAATCCTACGGAGATCCTCAAGGAGAGGGAAACAGCTGCCGGCACTACTGGAAGCAGCATTGGAAGCAGTAGCCAAGTAATCCCAATGCAAGACGGCACCAAATTCCAATCACAAAACGGGATAGGAGTCGGCGAACCCGGCGCACCCATGTACACCCTCACCTCCATCGAAGATCATGCGGTCGCCATCCCAGAAACATTCCGCATGCTCGGCTTCGGACATTACCAACAAGACGAAAACGCCTCCGCAATCAAAGCACGCGACCACAAAGACAACACCGACCTAGTTGCATTCACCAAAGGCCGGCGGGCACAAACCACAGAAGACGCAGAAACATGGGACGAAAACCGTCCCGCACCCACCCTCAACATATTCGACCAAGGCGACACTCGAACAACCGTAGCAATCGTCGACACCAACCCGATCGCATTCGACTCAACATTCGGAGGACAATCAAACACCTTCGAAAACATCAGTCCACCAGTCAAAGTCGGATCAGGAATAGGCGTACCATCCCCACCAGCAATCGCATTCACCGCACAAAGAGTCGGAGAAGCACCACGCGTCTACGAAAACACATCACCAGCACTCCTATCCCGCATGGGAACAGGAGGAAACAACACCCCCATGATCGCCGAACAAACACTCGCAGTACGCCGGCTCACACCAACCGAATGCGAACGCCTCATGGGATGGCCTGACGGACACACCCTGCACCGAGCTGACGGCACAGAAAACTCTGACAGCCAACGCTACAAACAATGCGGAAACGGAGTGGTCGCACCCGTCGCACAATGGATCGCCAAACATTTGAAAGCAGTCCTATGACATTCACCGAATGGCTCAGACTTGGCGTAGAAAAAGGATGGCTCAAAGGCCACTGCCTGATGCACCGAGACATGGAACTGTGGAACGACAAAGAACGCAAACAGTTTGATGAAGGTGATGACCCCTGCATCCCACGATATGTTGTCACAAGGCTGGATTGAGCGTGAAAACAACGGCCTAAAACGCTGGATTGGGCGTGCGGGAGAGCCACTAACACGCCTGCTGCCCCCCCCCTAGTAGCAGCTCGTAAACGACAAAAACCCTCGCCGAGCGGGGAGGATGCTCGACGAGGGTTCGATCTACAGCCGGTCAGGTGTCGAATGCCAACAGAATGGCAACGAATATGGTGAGGCCGATCATCAAAAGCCATTCACGCATCACGCACCCCCTCCCACGTCGCCGACTGCAACACCAACTGCGCCTCAAAACTCCGCACCGTTGCAATCATCCACTCGGCAACCTCCTCCAACGACGAATCGTGAGTCGGCCACGGATGCTCCTCCTTCAACAACTCCTCGATTTCTTGGCACTCGTCGGTGTACCCAGCATCCCAAATCGGACACACCCCCCAATCCGACTTGTAAAAATCGACATGGCAGTTGCCAAGCAGGATCAACCAATCGTCATACTGGGTGCTATCAACCTGAAAGTTCCAGCACCCCCCACCCGTCGGTTCAATCGTCAACGTGATGCCAGCATCAGCCAACAACCCGATCAGGCGGTTGTGCTCAACACCGTAAAACGGTTGTGGCTGTCGCCTCGCATACTTGCGCTCCACAGCCTCCTTCAACACATCCCTCGCCCATTGGTGAGCATCACTAGCGTTCGGAAACATTTCTTTACTGACCCCGACACGGATGCGGTGGCTACCAAGCACCACGTTGATACCCCATTCGGTGTACTCACGCTGAAGGTGGATAGGCATATCCTCAATCTTCATTATCTATCTCCTTTGAATCATCCAACAACCCCACGTCGCTGGATAGAACGTGAGTGTATACCCAACGCAGGGGCCGACGCAACTGGATTGAGCGTGCACCCCCACCCCCCAAAAAAAATCTGAAAAAATTTGCGAGAAGCTCGTGCGCTGCCGAACTCGACGAACCACCGACAAAACAAAAGCACCCCCCCAGCCAAACAGCCGGAGGGGTGCCCTCAAATTGTCCTGGTCTAACGATCAGAGCGCGCCCAAATAATCACCCCCACCCCGATCGCAATCGCCCAAAGGGTGAACCAGCCACCGCCGACAATGTCCCGCACTATCACGCCGTCATCTAATCGGCCGAGCATGTCGAACACCCCCCACCAAACCGCAGGAGGTGCCGACCGCATCGGGCACACATCGACGAACGAAGCGAACAACGTCGCCACGCCGAACCGAACGAAAAAATTCCGGCAATGACAACAACCAACGCAACAGCGTCGACTATCTGGACAGTGTCGCCCCTCATCGATGCTCACCCCCCGACCAAACGCACACCAAATACTTGGCGACCTCCGTGCGGATCGACACGGGAAAAAGATCGTGCCACCTGCCCGAACCGCTGAAGGTCGCGTGATACTTCTTCGCTCCCTCCGTCGACAGATAGCCAAGCAGGGTGACGGCCTTATCAGCGTCGAACACCTCCGCCCGTTCCTTCCGGTCAAGGTTCCGCCAGAACTCTGGCCGTCGATTCATCCAGAGGTGGTGATCGTTCTCAATGAACAAAGCCAACTCCTTCGCCTCATGAGACATCGACCCCCAAGGGTCGACCCAATCGAACCGTGTCGCGCTCATGCGTTCGCCCCCTGCGCACCGATAGAGATGCAAAGGTGGGCGAACACGTTCGCCTGCATGTCAGAAGGAAGACTCCACAACTCGTCGAAGAACTCGTCACCGTACGAGAAGTCATTGACCCAACCGGCGAACCGATAAACCCAATCGTGGGCGGTACGAAAGTCAGGAGCCAAACCGTGAAAGTGCAAGGCATACGCCACCATCTCATCAGGTGTGGCCTTCAGCAGGAAATCAGAATCCCATGCACTGGGTTCCGTGCTGAACTCGCGAACAATGTCCGCATGGATCTTCTCAAGATCAAACGTCGACATCACAGCACCTCCGTCAAAACGTGAAGGGTGAGCACGGCCTGAGTCTCATCAACCACCCGAGCAAACCAAACCGACGTCTCGGGGTCATCGATCGGATACGCCCCGATCTGCCACGCCCCCGCCTCATGGTTCACAATGATGAGAACCGGCGAGAACGACAAACCCCACTCAAACTGAGTGACACCCTGATGCTCATGCCGATTCGGGAACCGCTCCAAAAACTCAGCCATCGATTGCATGCCCGCACCATCCATATCGATGATGACACGATCACTCAACAAATGATCATCGAAGTCCTCGCGCAACGAATCAACGTTCGCAATCTGATCGAATAAATCCATTTCATATCTCCTTATATATGTATGCCGATCCCCACGACCGACACCCCAAACAATAACAGCCAACAGCCTGGACTCAACAACCAAACACCAACGATGGGCCTACTCGACTAACCACCCCAACCGCTGCAAAACCGGAGAAGCTCACCAAAAACCATCCCCTCAGATTCGATCTAAGCCACCAAACCAACACACCCGACACCAACCACCCGACAACACCAACCCAACCAACCCAAAAACTGCTAGGCGTGATCGATTCCCCCGCCGGCTGTCGTCGACCTCGGAGGGGAGGGGGGTGGGGGGAGC